CTGCTGCAGAAGGGGCGGCCTCTGCGCCGCCGGCAGCGTCCGAGCCGCCGCCGGCCACGCCCTTCGTGCCGACCTATGCAGCCGATGAGCGTGACTACGGCAAGGAAATCGGCGAGATCAACGGCAAGCTGCAGGCCCTGAAGGAGAAGTACAAGGCCGGCGACGTCGAGGATGAGGTGTACGAGCAGCAGTACGAGGATCTGCGCGACGAGCGCAGCCGCGTCGAGCGCGCTCAGGACATCGCTGCCCTGCAACAGCAGCTCAGCCAGCAGAATGCCGACCAGTCCTGGGCGTACCTGCAGCGCCAGTTCCTCTCCCGCCCGGAGAATGCCGCGATCGCCGCGAGCCCGATACGCTTCGCTGCGTGGGAGCAGGCGATGCAGTCGGTGGTCAACGAAGCCGCAGCCGCCGGCCGCCAGCTCACGGACTGGGACATTCTGGCCGGCGCGCGCGATCTGCTGGTGACCGAGGGCCTGCTGCAGGCTTCCGCTGCCGCGACCGCCCCGCCGGTGGCACAGGCACCGGCAAAGCCGGATCGCAGCGCGCCGCTGGCCGATGTGCCAGCCACGCTGACCACCGTGCCCGCGGCGGCTGATCCGACCTCCCGATCGACCGCGGATGCTGCGGCTGGAATGGACAACATCGAGGACATCGAGTCGTTCCTGGCCGGGAAGTCGGAGAGCGAGCGCGATCGCATCCTGCGGGATGTGCCGGGCTCCTTCGTGGCGGACAACTAAGCCCCATGCCCAAGCTGCACACCACCCTGGAGCCTGGCGACGTGGTCCTGATCCCGTCGGGGTCAGGTGCGTCGATCACCTTCACCGAGAAGAGCGGAAAGCGCTCGCGGGTGATCATCGAATCCAACACCCCGGTGACCATCACCCGAGCCGGTGAGCAGCAACCTACTGGCGGCGCACTGCAGCGCGTAGCGCGCCGGCCTACGCCCACAACGGGCTGAACATCCTCAAAACCTGCGCAGTAGTGCGGGTCAACGACAGAGGCGCAGAAGTGCCGTGATCTCCCTGGAGAAGCAACATGGCACAGACGATCGTGGGTCTGAACGACCCCAAGGCCCGGAAGCTGTGGTCTGCGGACCTCATGGTTTCGGTATCCAAACAGTCCTACTGGACGCGCAAGATGATGGGCAAGGGGTCGGAGACCTCGATGCCGGTCATGCTGCAGACCGACCTGGAACAGGAAGCGGGCGACACTATCAGCTATGACCTGTCCGTGCAGCTGTCCGGTGGCGTCATCGAAGGCGACCAGAAGGCCGAGGGCAAGGGCGAGAAGCTCGACTTCTTCACCGACAAGGTCTTCATCGACCAGGCCCGAAAGCCGGTCAGCTGCGGTGGCCGTATGAGCCGCAAGCGCACCGTCCACGACCTGCGAAAGGTCGGCCGCAACCGGCTGACCGAGTTCTGGGCGCGCTTCTACGACGAGCTCTTCTTCATGTACGGTTCGGGCGCCCGCGGCATCAACGAGGACTACAACGTCCCGCTGAACTACGCCGGTCGCGCAGGCAACCCGTTCGAGACGCCGGACAGCTCGCACATCCTGTTCGGTGACGGCGCCAGCAAGGCATCGCTGACCTCGGCCGGCAAGATGAGCCGTGTCCTGATCGAGCGCGCCAACACCAAGGCCGCTTCGCAGGGCGGTGGTTCGACCCAGGTGGCGGAGATCCAGCCGATCACCATTGCCGGCGGCGAGCACTTCGTGACCGTCATGCACCCGTTCCAGGCGCATGACCTGAAGACCTCCACGGATCCGGGCAACTGGCTGGACATCCAGAAGGCGGCTGCAGCTGCCGAAGGTGCCAGCAACCCGATCTTCAAGGACAACCTGGGCATGATCGGCAACACGATCCTGCACAAGCACAAGTCCGTGGTGCGCTTCGGGGACTACGGCGCCGGTGGCAACGTTGCAGCGGCTCGCGCGCTGTACCTGGGCCGCCAGGCCCTGGTGCTGGCCTTCGGCTCGCCGGGCAACGGCCTGCGCTTCGACTGGTCCGAGGTTCCGCTCGACCACGGCAACGACATCGAGATCTGCGCCGGTGCGATCTTCGGCATCAAGAAGACGCGCTTCAACGGCAAGGACTTCGGCACGATCGCCCTGGATACCGCCGCGGCCGATCCGAACCCGCAGTAAGCCTCGCAGCAAGAGCCCCGGCATGCCGGGTCTCTTGCGTTCAGAACCTACATCCTTCGCAGGAGAAATCCATGTCCACGAAACTCGCAATTGGCCGCAACAGCGGCGCATCGTCGCCGGCCGCCGGCCTGCTGGTGGTCAACGACTACAGCTGGCCGGTTGAAGCCGGTGCGGATGGTGATCTGGTGCTGATCGGCGAGCTGCCGGCCAACCACAAGCTGCACAGCCAGGGCTCGGGCCTGTTCGCCAAGCTGGACGCCGGCGGCAAGCTGGCCGCGCAGAACGTCACCATCTTCATCCCCGACGCGATCGACGGCGCCTCTGCGGCCGGCAATACCGTCATTGCGCCGACCGCAGTGGTTGCCGATACCGCGGCCTTCATCCCGGTGTCCTTGCACCTGATCGCCGAGGCCCTGGGCTCCAAGCCGGTGAACCGCCCGGTGTACGTGAAGCTCAATACCGCCCCCGGTGCTCAGCAGGGCGAGCTGATCCTGCGCCTGGCTGCCTTCCCGGCCTGAGCCCTTAATCGTAGCGGGGCTGCGGCTGCAGCCCCGCCTACCAGGAGCATCCCATGCTGATTGCATGCAAGTTCAAGCGCCCCAAGGCGCCCGTTGAGCTCGACGGCAACGTGTACTTTTTCGTGCCGATCGATCCAGCCAATGCCGATTCGGAGCACGTAGCCGACGTCGAGAACTCCGACCACATCCAGCGGCTGCTGGGTATCCCGGAGGCCTACTACATCGCTCGGGCCCAGAGCCTGCAGACCGCCACCAAGCCGGTACTGCCGGTGGCCCCCATTGCAGAGCAGGACCCGCCGCCGCCGGCTGGCAGCGGCACCGGTGCCGGTACCGACGTCGCGCGCTCGGACATCACCACCGACAGCGGCACCGGCGTCGACGCCGGCAGCAACGAGCCGCCCGCCGGCGCCAACGTGGCTGCCACTCTGCCGCCGGAGATTGTTGAGGCCGCTGCCCAACTGAACGGCCTGAGCTGGCAGAAGCTGAAGGCCGAGCTGGCCAAGGGTGGCATCGCCAAGGTCGTGATCAAGGCTGCCCTCGACCTGGAGCTGGCCAAGCCGGAACCGGACCAGCGCGGCACTACCCTGAAGGTGCTGAGCCAGGCGCTCGAGGAAGCCTGACGTGGAGGCGCGCACCCTCAGCCAGTTGATCGAGGAATGCCGGGAAGAGCTCGACGACGACGTGGCTCCCTACCTGTGGAGTGACGCCGTGCTGACCCGGCACCTCAACGAAGCTGTGGAAGAGGCGTGCATTCGGGCGCGGCTGCTCGTGGAGAGCGGCCGCCCCGATATTTGCCACATCAACCTTGAGCCCGGTCGGGCTGACTACACGCTTCATCCGACCGTGTACGTGGTCCGGCGCGCAGTGCTGGCCAGCAACCTGTCCGACCCGCTCTGCAGGACCACCAGCACCGCTCTCGACGGACGGCACTGCCACTGGCGCACCGAGGCAGGGCGCCCGGAGTACCTGGTGCGCGATCAGCAGGCCCGTGAGGTATCGCTCAGCCCGGTACCGGAGGAGTCGGACGTGCTGCAGCTCACCCTCTGGCGCGTGCCGGAGGCTGCAGAGGCGATGGAAGACAGCGAGGACGAGCCGGTGATCGATGCCATCCACCACCGGAAGCTGGTGCACTGGGCCTGCTGGCGGGCCCTGAACAAGCGCGATTCCGAGCAGCGGAGCACTTCGGACGCCGATCGCCACCTCGTTCTGTTCGAGAGCTACTTCGGTGAGCGGCCCACCGCGCGCGCGCTGCAGCTGCTGTCGATCGACCCGACCACCGGCACCCAACCCATGTGGTTCTGACATGCCCGTTCGCGATGAAGATCTCCGCCTTGGTGGCCCGTGGCCACTGGGCATCAACAACGTGGCCGGAGAGGGGGCGCTGCCGACCGATGACGACGGGATCCCGCGCGCGCTGCGTGAGGCGGACAACGTCGACCTGGACGCCGCCGGTCGGCCTCAACGCCGGCGAGGGCATCAGCGTTTCCACCCTGGGACGCTGACTCACTCTCTGTGGGGCCACGAGCTGCTGCACTACGGGCTTTTTGTCGACGGCGGCCAGCTCCATGCTCTGCACGAGGACGAGCGTATAGAGCCGCTGGGCATCGATGTCGGCTTGGACCCTGTGAGCTACGCGCTGATCGGCGACCGCGTCTTCTTCAGCAACAGCACGGCCAGTGGATTCCTCGACATCGACCTGCAGGGGCACCCCTGGGCGCCTGAGCACCCAGCGGGACAGCCCGCCCTCGTGCAGGCGGCCGGCAGTGCCCTCGCGCCAGGCCTGTACCAGGTCGCGGTGACGTTCTTGGACCGGCTCGGCCGCGAGTCCGGCAGCACGCTGGCCGTGGCGATCGACGTTCCCGAAGGCGGAGGCGTCGAGCTGAATGACATACCGCTCCCGTTGGCACCGGGTACGGTGTCGGCTGCGATTTACATCTCCGGACCGAACGACCAGGTGATGCGGCAGTACGCCATTCTCCCGGCCGGTACCCGGTCGGCACCGGTGCTGTCGCCCGGTGAGGGCAGGGCGCTCACTACTCAGTTCCTGCGGCCCCTGCCGGCAGGCCACATTGTGCGCGGTGGGCACGGCCGGCAGTTCGTTGCATGCGGTCAAGAAGTCCTGTGGTCGGAAGCACTGCGCTACGGCATGTTCCGACCATCGGCCAACCGCATGCGGTTCAGTGCACCGATCGACTTGATGGAGCCCATTGGCGATGGGTCTCCGGATGGAGCTGGCCTCTACGTTGCCTCCGGTGCGCGTACCTATTGGTACGCCGGCGCCGATCCCAAGGATTTCAGCCAGACGGTGGCGCGTGGCAGCGGTGCGGTTCCGGGTTCGGCCATGGTCGTCAACGGCGACGTGATCGGTCTGCAGTCCGCAGCCCCCGTGCTGATCTGGCTCGCGCGTGACGGCTACTTCTGCATCGGTCTGCCTGGCGGTCAGGTTCAGGTGCTGAAGAAGGGGGAGGCGGTCATCGATGACGCAGACCATGCCGCAGTGCTGCTGCGCCAGCAGGACGGACTCAGCCAGCTGGTGGCCGCGCTGCGGGCACCGCAGGGCCAGTCACTGGCCGTGACCGATCAGGCCGTCGCCCACGTCATCCACCGGGATCCCTGACCTATGACTCTGTTGGCCAAACCGGACGACGTGAAGCGTCGCCTGGAGATCTGCCGCGCCTGTCCGAACGCCGAGCGCGTAGGACGTCGCCTCTTCCTGCGCTGCAGGCTCTGCAGCTGCCCCCTGGCAAGCAAGACCCGATTCCAAGGGGCCTCCTGCCCTGCGGGCAAATGGTAACCACCGAAGGAGCAAATCGATGAACGTCATGAAGGCCCTGCAGTCCCTGGGCGCGGTGGGGCGCGATGCAATTCGCGCGATCCGCCAGCACAAGTACGAACGGTGCGAATCGGGTATATATATTCCCGCTGCGCGCGTCAGCATCGGCGGCATCTTCCGGCATGCGCACGCGCCTGCTGGTGGCGAGCTCGGTCCGTGGCAGGTCGACCCGAACCGCCTGGTCAACGAAGGCCTGAACTATCTGCTGAACGCTGGAATGGGTGGCGGCAGTCAGCAAACCGCCTTCTACCTGGCCCCGTTCACTGGAAATGTCACCCCTGCAGCGGACTGGAAGGGCAGTACGTTCAAGGACGTGGCCTCCGAGTTCACGGCCTACGCCCCTGCGACCCGACTGCCTTGGACCACCTCGCCGTCCACAGCAGAAGCCATTGGCAACACGGCTGCACTGGCTGCAGCGACATTGACCTATTCCGCAGGCGGTCCCTACAACCTGTACGGCATCGGGCTGCTGACCGGATCGGCAAAGGGCGCAACCGCGAACATCCTGATTGCTGCGACCCGGTTCGCGACCCCGCGCACCAACCAGCTCGCCGGGGACAAGTTGGCGATCGAGTACGTGCTCTCTGCCAAGGACGGGGGTGACGTCTCGTAATGAGCGGCGGACGGCATACCGGCTGGACGCCGATCGTGGTGGTTGGCGATCGGGCGGCCGCTTCGCTGCATGTGCCGGCGGGGAGGAAGCTACTGGGATTCGTTGTTCAGGAGGCCGCTCGCAATGGACTGGGGACTGCCAGTGCAAGGCAGGAAGCGGATGACGGAACCCTTATCGTGGCCGAGAAGATCGGTGAACTGACGCGGTTGACGATCGTCACGCCGGAGCCGCAACCACCGATCGACCCAGTCGACCCCATGGGCGGCTTCATCCTATGGCCTCGCTGGAACGTGCACACGGGTGATCCGGCCGACCGGGGCTCACAAGTGGACCCCGCAGGTGAGAACCCGACGGCCTGGCTCGAGTTCAGCGGCCGACACCTGATCACGCGTTACTGGAAGCGCTGGGACGTTGTCGACAACATCATCGGGGCTCGGTATGAGAGCTACAACCAGCCAGACCGGTATCCCGCCGGTCTCCACTTCTTCGGCAACGTCGATTGGAAGGACGGTAGGGATGTGGCTCTGTCCTTCTATGGGTATGGCGTCCGGTACCTCCGCGACCTGACCCTGATCGACGACGGCGCGCGCTGGATCTTTCAGCAGGGCCAGATACTGTTCGATCGCATTGCCTATCGTGATGCGATGGTCGATACACCTCCGGACTATCTGTCCTGGCGGCTGACATCCGGTTGCCTGCGCAGGGCAGCTGATGGACACCATGAGCTGGTGGTGACGTTCACCCACTATGTGACCAACCAACCGACCACTGCTCAGTCGGCGTTCGTGGTGTTCAGGATCAATCGGAGCGAGGGAACCCCCGAGAAGGGTGATTGGGAAGTGGTGCAAGGCAGCCACCGCCTCCTAGGAATGACACCGGGCAGGATCAATCCACAGGACGATTCCTCCGCGAACGGCTTTAACGACGCAGCGCTGCCCTGGTTCTTCAATGCCGATGGGACCAAGGCAATCCGCACGGTGAGCAGTGAGCCGACCACGGTGTTCGGCCTGGTCAATACGATGACGCAGGAGGTGGAAATCTCCGGCGTCGGTATCGACCATAGGCTGAGCCGGGCCGACTACCTGATCGGTGACTACACCAACGCCCTTGGGGCCTTCGCGCTGGTCGCGCCGACTCGCGGCCTGGTGGCTTCCGACTATGCCGGTTCTGAGCGTAGGGATGCCTACCTTGAGCTGCGGCTGAGCCAGGGGCAGGTTGCCACCGAGGCGACAGGGTATCGCGGGACCCTGCGAGTGCTCGTCGTGCTGGAGTTTGATGGCGGGGAACTGCCATTGATCGACAGGGATTTCTCCGTCGGCAGCGATCGCCAGGACTATCACCTCCTGGCGTACATGGATCTTCGCCACAATCTGTTCTGCGGTTGGCGGATCCAGGGCGTGAATGGTGTCCACAGCATTCAACCATTCGCGTACATGGGCGGGCGATTGGTGTACGGCGAGATCGAGGCCGTGGACTGGGATCCGGCCAGTGGCCTGCCAGCTCCTTTCCTCGGCCTTGACACCCGGGCCCCTGGCGCTGTTGCTGACGGCCTCGTTTTCGGGAACTACTGGACCGGCGCGTCAGGCTCTGGATGGGGGCCGCGCGACGGTACCCAGCACGGGGTGATCTGGCGCAAACACCCGCGCGAGGGCCTGGTCTTCTTCTCGGGCGCTGCAAGCCTCAGAACCGCCATGGTCGAACGTCAAGGCGTGACCGATTTCCTCGGCTTCGATTGGAGCGGTGGCTGGAACTACTGCAAGGGTCGCTACTGCGTGTCGATCCCCGGCCCGTACACCGGCACGCTCAACTACCTGACGGGCTACGAGCTCGGCGCGGTCACTGGCGTGGTTGCCGATGACCGTCGCTTCTACCCGCTGACGTCGCTGCCCAAACCCATATAGGAGCCTCAATGGCGGTCATCACTTCCACCGGGTTCGAAGCGCTGCTGCTCGGGCCCACGTCGTTCGACGGGATCTTCCGGAGCGGCTGCATCGAGATCCGCTCGGGGATCCAGCCCGCGCGTGCAGACCTACCGCCTACGGGCCAGCTCTTGGCACGCATTACTCGCGATGGCGGGCCGTGGCAGGCTGGCGGAACGGCCAACGGCCTGCATTTCGTCCGCAATGGCCGCTATGTCTACAAGGATCCAGTGGAGCGCTGGCTCTTGCGAGGCGTGGCGAACGGCCTGGCCGGGTGGTTCCGGCTTGTGGGCAACGAGCCTGACCTCGGGCAGATCTCTTTCACTGCGCCGCGCATCGACGGAGCAATCGGACTGGATGACGGGTCCGCTGGCGACTTCCAGATGCGGCTTCCGACCCTTGCTGTGACTCCCGACACCAGCATCGAACTGGGTGACTGGTGGTACGCGATTCCCCCTCTCTGAACCAGGACCACGAACCATGACGATCTCGATTCCCCTTGCTCAGGCGCTGCTGCAGCAAGTCAAAGGCGCCCTCGATGGTGGTTTCATCTACATCTACGCCGGTCCAGTTCCGGCAACGGCCGACACTGCCCTGGACATGGCCGCCGCACATACCCAGGTCGCCAAGCTTGAGGTCACGGGCCAAGGGCTGACCTTTGCGGCTCCAGTCGGGAACGTTCTGCCGAAGAACCCGTCCGAAGACTGGCAAGGCCTGATCGCCTTCGACGGCGCCAATGCTGCCGCACCGAACCTTTCGCCTTCCTTCTATCGCTTCTGTGCCGCTGGTGATGATGGAAGAGGGGCAACTACTGGCATCCGCCTGCAGGGCACCGCTGGGGGGCCTGCATCGAATGCGGCCGTGCTCTTCAGCTCCGACACCGTCGTGGCCAATGGCACCAACAGCACCGGCATCAGCATCTTCAATGTGGTCGCCGATCAGGCCAGCTGACATGTTGTCGAAGCCGCCGTCCGCAAGATTCATTCCCCCGCAGCCTGCCCGTGAAGCACAGCCGTACAGTGCGGCGTATACGTTTTGTGGCGGGGAGCCCGCGAAGGGCTACTGGCGGCAGTCCTGCAGCGAAGGGACGATGGCTGTCCCGAACAACGGCGCAGTGCAGCTACCGCAGAACGCGACGATTCTGGGCTACGAGCAGTCCGGCGGGACCAGCTACGTCCGGTACCAGGTTTGTCGCAGCGTATTCGTCCAGACGGCACCGCCAGGGCCTATCACGTGCACCAGCTATCCGGAGCAGAAGGCACGGCCGGCGTCGCCTCGAGTCCCTGGGCGCTTCGAGTATGCGAGCGTGTTCGCGTGGGACGCCGGAGCTCGGAGTGAGGCCGAGCTCGATGGTGATCTGGCTATGAAATTGACAATGGGTCGTGTGGTTGGGGTTGTGGTGGGGCTGTGTACCGATCGCGACAGGCTGGAGGATCCTGCAGCCGTTCTTCATGGGCTCTACTTCCACCAGAGCCCCGGCGGCTTGATGCAGGTCTGCGCGATCGAGTCCGGGGCGAGGGTCAGCGAAGTTCGAACCTACAGCGCGGCAGATGTCTGGCAGGTCCGCAGGGTGGGGGGCGTCGTCGAGTACGTCTGCAACGGTGATCGCTTCTACCGCTCGCTGCATCTGAGCGAAGGTCCACTGCTGGTCGGCTGCGCCATGTTTGCCACCGGAGACGTCATCGAATGACCATTGAGTTCGTTCCCCTTGACGCCGCTTCGATCGACGGCAACGCCAGCTGCGCGTTGGTAGTTCGCGCGCGGGGTGCTGGCCATGGATCTGCCGGCAGCGGCGGCGCCCTGCTGAGGCTTCGCGGCGCCGGCATTGCGCAGGTGCGATTCGGTGGCGGTGTGGACCCGGTTGTCCCAGCGCACGGTGCCGCGGCTCTGCAGCTCAGCACGGATGGGGTGGCATCGCTCCACCTGGTCGGGGAGGGAGGCGCATCAGTCCAGGTCATTGCGGCTGGCTTCCAGGCCGCCCCTGGCCATGGTGGTGGCGCGGCGAGGCTTTCGATCCACGCACGTGGGCGCCAGCTCACAGAGCCTATGGCCTATGCGGGGCTTGAGGCCATTCCTCGCATGGTGTCGTCCTTCGGTGGGTTGTGGTTTGTCAGCCCACGAGTTGCATTGGACATGGGACAGTCGGAATCGACACTGCCGACCCACGTGCTGGGCGAGGCAATGGCCTTCGGAGCAGGGCGGCGAAGCACCCAGTCAGGCAACAGCGCTGCCGCTGATGTGTTGAGCCTGGAGGACACAGTCGCGATCGTCTACCAGCTCTTGGTGGAAGAGGGTGTCGTATTCACGCCGGCGGCGCAGGCGACTGTCTCAAAGCTGGAGCGAGTTCTAGACAGGCTTCTGCTGCTGGGGGCGTGCCGGTCCTATGCGGATGCGGTCAATGCGATTGCCGGCGGCTTGTGGTTTGGTGCTTTGACCGAAGTCCTCAAGTCCGAACGTGTCGCCGATAGCCTGGTCGCCTCGGATCTGGTTGGGAACCTGCAGCGTGCGGCGGACCGTCTCGCAGAAGAGCTGCTGATCGACGCAGACGCGTTTGGATCGGGTACCGGCGTCGTACTGATCAATGAGCGCGCGCTGGTGGCCGCCGGCGAAGTTGATTGTGCAGAGGCTCTGCAGCGCCTTGGTGACGGGCTGGGGTTCGTCACACGTTTGGCGTTGGACACCGGTGAGTACATTGCATGGGTTCTGAACACCGAGAGCCGCGGTCTGTCGCGGTACACGAATTATCCGTTCAACAGCTTCGCCAAGATCGGCAGCCGATACTACGGTGCGGCGAGCAACGGACTTCACCGACTCGACGGCGATGACGATGATGGCCAGCCGATCGCCGCACGCATCAGGCTCGGGCTTTCCGCGCTCGGGACGCGCCGACTGAAGAGGGTGCCAGAGGCGTTCGTCGGGTACACCAGCACAGGCACGCTACTGCTACATGTGATCACGGTGAATGAGGAATCTGGTCAGAAGGAAGCCGCCATCTACAAGATTCTGGAGCGACCGGCGACAAGCACGCGCGAGACGCGCTGGAAGCTGGGCAAGGGAATCAAGGCAGTGGACTTCGACTTCATCATCGAGAACGTGGATGGAGCCGACTTTGATCTGGCGGCGATCGAATTCCGGCCGGTCTATCTCGAACGACGTACAAGGGGGTAGGTATGGCGGGGCCTTGTTTTTGGCGCGAGCTCAGTGGTGTGGTCCAGCAGTGCGGCGATGATCCGGAGCCCGAGGAATACCAGCTTCTGGTCACCAACGGATACGCATATCCGTGGAGGAATCCGGAGTTCTTCAATGGTGCCGCAGGCTTTGAGTACGGCGTCGACTTCGAGCTAAGGATCGACCTTCCGGACGGGCCAACTGCCATTCCGATGGTTTTCGAAGCGGAAGGGCGGTACCTGCTGGATGGGTACGTACCCGTTGATGCCACGCCAGGCCTAGCGGTCCAAGGTGGCAATCAATGGAGGGTTTTCATCTTGCTGCAGTGGTCTTGATTGGAGAAGAAACATGGCTTCGACCTGGTGTCCTGACCTGTCGGCGGATGCCGCGGTCACACTCGTTGGCAGTGCCCACGATAAGTTCATGGAGTTGGGGGCCCAAACGTACAGTTTGGCGATTTCCAACCTCGACGGTCTCAACAGTGTTCGCCTGGACCCTGTCGACTTCAATGTCGACTTTCGCTTCGCTGATCCCCAGGCGACGTTCCAGCGGCCACGACGTCCGGACCTGGACGACGGGGCATTGGAGTTCCGCGCTCCCGATGTTCCGCTACCCAGTGCGCCGGGATTCGCGGCCGCACCGATCTCGATCAGCGAAGCCCCCGAGCTCGATGCTCAACCACCGACGCTGGCTTTCGGTGCTAAGCCGACCACTCCCAGTGTGGTGGAGCCGACGCTCCCGATCGATCCGGCGGAGATCGTGCTGCCGCTGGAACCGAACTATGCCCTGCCGCAGGTGCCGACCTTTGAGGCGTTGAACCTGCCGGCGGTTCCGAACATCTCGCTGCCAGAGTTCGACGCCGAGAAGCCGGTTTTCATCGAGCCGCCATTCAACGACACCTGGCAATTCGAGGCGACGCCCTACGTCAGCACGTTGGTCGACACGCTGACCTCAACGCTCAAGCCCATGATCATTGGAAGTCAGGCGCTGCCCAAGATCATTGAAGACGCAATCTTCCAGCGGGCCCGCAGCCGCATCGAGCTCGAGACCCATCGAAACGTGGAGCAGGCGGTCGCAGAGTTTGGGGCCCGGGGCTTTGCTGAGCCCCAGGGAATGCTTGCCGGGCGGATCCTGGAGATCCGCCAGACCGGCCAAAGCGCCGTTGCAGAGGCTTCCCGGGATACTGCGATCAAGCAGTTCGAGGAATCGCTGGCCAACCAGCGCATGGCCATCGCCCAGGGCGCCGCCCTCGAGGGGACGCTGGCGCAGCTGCACACCGAAGAGCAGAAGGTGCTGCTGCAGGCGGCGACGTTCCAGCGCGAGACCGTCATCGCAGTGCTGAATGCCAGGATCTCGGTCTTCAACGCGCGCCTGCAGGCCTACCAGACTGATGCCCAGGTCCTGCGGGATCGCATCCAGGCAGAGCTGGCCAAGGTCGAGGTCTTCCGCGCCCAGATCGAAGGCGAACGCGCTCGGGGTGAAATCAACGAGCAGCGGGTGCGCCTTTACGAGTCCCAGCTTCGTGGCGTGACTACCTTGGCCGACTTCTACCGCACCCGTGTGGAGGCGGTGAAGGTCCAAGCCGACATCAATCGGTTCGGCATCGACAAGTACCGCGCCCAGGTCGACGCCTACGAGGCGCGCTGGCGTGCACACGTCGCCGAATGGCAGGGCTACACGGCAAGCGTAGAGGGAGAGGGCAAGCGGGCGGACCTGTATCGCACTTTGGTCGATGCCAACGCCAAGCGTGTGGATGCCTGGGCGGCGAGCAACAACATGCAGTTCGAGGCGGAGCGCCTGCGCATGGCGCAGCACGGTGTGAACCTGGACGTCTGGCGCGCCGGCATCGCCCGCTGGGACGCCACCCTGAGCGGTGAACGTGCTCGCCTGGCGGCCGTGGGCCAAGCCTTCGACGCGAAGGCTCGTATTTACAGCGCCGATGCAGGCGTGGAGCAAGTGGCTTCAGCGGCCGCCGACCGCAGTTTCGAGCTCGGCCTCGCGCGAGAGCGAGCATCGGTCGAGGCCCAGCTGCAGCACGCGCAGATGCGGATCCAGCAGATGCTCGGCTTGCTGTCCCAGTCGGGCGAGATCCAGCGCGCGAAGGCGCAGATCTCGAGCCAGTTGGCTGCCAGCACGATGAGCGCCGTCAACTACGGCGCAACCGTCTCCAGTGGCCGCAGTAAATCCAGTTCCTGTTCTCAGAACTTCAGCTTCCAGGGCGAGATCGCCGACGCGTGATCAGCCTCAACCAGAAAAGGGGAACCGCATGGCCATCAATGATCGAGACGAACTGAATCCCGCGGGCGTCGCCCTTGGGCAGCCCCGCATTGCGCCCAGGCCGAGTGCCGGCACAGCGGCCGGCTCCGCGTTACGCAGCGGTGTTGCCGGG